GAGACAAGCAATAGTGCAATATTTTTCATAATTAAAATTTATTAAAATTAAATTATTTTTTTTATTTTTTGAATAATCAAAATTAAAATACCCGTATAAACGCAAAATCATTGTGTCCAAAAGTACTAAATCATTTCGTCCATAAAAAACACAAATTAAACCGCCTTTAAAGGTTATTTAAAGGTGGTTTAATTTTATATAGGATAGTTCGCTGTTAGCATCTCTACCTTCGATTTAGACTTGCCTGATTTATTATTAACAGTAACATTTTGCTTTATACTCCAGTTTAGCCAGCCGTATTCCTTTGTGTATTGGGCAAGCAGATCACTTGGATAGCTGCTTAATAAAAACTTTCCTTTTATACTGCCAAGCAATTTTAACAGGTTCTCGAAATCTTGTAAGCTATAACCATCATAATGGCCGCAATCACTATTATAATATGGAGGGTCGCAATAAAAGAAGCTGTCTGGTCTATCTCTACTTTGAATAATGTATAATGCATCTGCACATTCAATTTGAACAGTTTGCAACCTCAATGCTAAATCCTCTACAAAGGCTTGCTTTTTATTACTGATTTTTAAACTTGTGCTATTTTTTTTAATATCATAACCCCAATTATTATCTAATTGGCTACTAAAGCTCTGTGATGATAATACCCAAACCGCCCAAGCTCTTTCTATCTCATCAAACAAATGTGGTTTATTGTAAATAATGTGCGCATCATCATGTTGTTCTCTACTATGCAGCGTTACATCCACTTTAGATTTTAACAAGTGAAATTTATGTTTGCAAATTTTATAGAAATTTATCAACTCCGAATTGGTGTCATTAATTACTTCAACCCTACTTGGTGGCTTTGCAAAAAATACAGCAGCACCACCTATAAATGGTTCTGCATACAAACCATGATCTGGCATTACACTTACTATTTTAGAGGCTAATTTTTGTTTTCCGCCGTAATAGCTAATCGGCGTTCTTAATAATCCTTTTCCCATTTTATTATTATTTAATTACTTTTGATTTCTCACAAATTAAAAATGCACATGACATTTCTAAGGCTTTCGCCCCAGCATGATGCCATGTGCATTACTTTTTAATTTGTGAGAGAATGAGAAAGGGCTGGGGCGTTTATTATACTATTTTCAAAATAGTATAAACCGCTATATAAGGCTGCATGTTCTGGTGAGCCTCATCGTTTCCTACTATTCCATATTGTGTTGGCCAACTTACCATAGCACCATTGCCAAATGCAGGACGGCTTCCGGTTTGCGGATTTCCTTTATACTCGTTTTCTTTTGGAAGCTCACCAATAGTAAGCTTATGTTTTACTTCACCGCCTGTATCACCATTCACAAATGTAAATGCTAGACCACTACCCGGATCAGTTATTGATCCGTTGGTTATTCTTACCCTACCTTCTACATTGGGAGTACCATTATTTCCATTTGGTAAAGCCCAGCCTTGAAACCTTGCGGTTATTCCTAAGCCACTTGCATCAAAATTGGCAAGAAAGTTATTATCAAAATCATATATATCTTTGAACTCACCTTTTATTGCATAACCAGCAACCACATCACTGATATAGGTTTTTAGCGTGTAAAGCTGCGTTGTAATTGCAATTTCTATAATACTGGTTTTGTCGCCAATTACCGCTTTAACTTCGCTGTAAACATTATTTGTAATGCCATTAGCGAAAACCTTTGGCTCGCTAGTAATAGCACCAGCCTTAACAAATGTTTTTGCACCACCAGAAGCTACATTGTTTGCACCGTCAAACCTTAAAGCTTCACCGCCGACATAAACAATACCAGCACTTATATTGATGGTGCCATTTAAATTATCTACAACATCACATCCTTGCAAAACCATGTCCTGATTAAGCTTACCAAGTAACCCATCAGTAACCGAAAAAAGTTCACTTTGAAGCTTTAATAAAAAATCTTGTTGGCGTGGGTAACCTCCCTGTAATTCTCTTAATTTTTTCATCTTAGTATAATTCTATTCTAAAGCGTTTGCCGAAATACTTGTATTTATTTACAAATGCACCGATTTGTTTTTGCAGCTCTGTTAATGCTGCTGGCACCCTAACTATAAAGTCTATTTGACTATCATATTCTAATTGCACATAATCGTAATCTATTGGGGTGTGATTTTCTATTGCTAAATAATCAAACTGCGGTGTTGCACCCTCAATCTCTAAGTATATAAAGCTTTGAGTAAGAAAAGCTGATGGATGCAGTATAAAAATCCCAGTGTTACCAAATGTTTGTTGCAAAGCTTTTGTAAACCTATTGACTTGGCTATTTATCGTAGCCTCTAACAGCTTTGCAGAGCGGTAAACTAAAAACTGATTATAAAGCCAAATTATAGGACTTAACAAAACGGTAAGCCATGCTACATGCTTTGGCTTCACTAAATAGTGAGGCATCAGCCAACGAATTATCTTATTAAAATCAATGTTAAACATTAGGTTATATAAGTTATTTGAGTGCTTAATGGAAACGCTGGGTCTATTTGATAATAACCTGATAAAGCAGGAAACCTACTACTTACAGCAACGTATGGCTGGCCACTAGATTTAACTTCTAAAACCATTACCTCTACCTGATCATTCACAATACCTGGTACTGCTTGTATGGCATCAATTAATTTATTTCTATACAAAATACCGTCAAATTGAATGCTTGCAAAGAAATTTGTAATAGCGGTTTCTACAGCGGTTTGCACATTACTAAGACCTAAATTTGCATTGTAGTAAACATTCAATTGTACGTTGACTAAATCAGCCGCTAATGATTGAATAGTGACATCAGTACCAGCTGGTTTAATATCGTTTACATAATCTACTACACCATTAAGCTCATCTATCGTAAGTACCACAGGAATACTACCCGACTGTTTAGCCACCTTAATTTGAACTTTGCCGCCATTATCTGTAACACTACAGTATTTAACTATCTTTTTAGTCTCGTCTACCGAGGCATATTTAAAAACATTGTTTATAAAAAGCAAAATATCACCATATTGAAAAGCTTTGGCTTGGTTAAACCACCATTGCTTGGTGCCGTATTGGTTGCTATCAATTATGGTTTGTACTTCACCTTTAAAAGTATCTTGTAAAACTTCAAAATAATGAATTATCACAGCTTGGATGTATAACCACAAGTTATATATAGCGGTGTTTGAAACGCTATTTAAACCTGCTAATTCTGGTTTGGTTGCCAGCTCTACAACCATTTGTTGCTTAATTATTTCTATCGTTCTAGCCATTACCTTTCTGCATTAATTTGTATATCATCAAATCCGTTAATATTTACTACGCTACGTTGGTAACCATCATACTGTAGTTGTAATCTTATTTTTTGCCTTAAGGCATCAATTTGAGTAGAGTTAAAGCCAGTTTTAATGTACGATGCAATGTTTACACCTGTAAGTGGGCTTTCTCTAAAGCTCCCTTGTGATGCAATCAATATCAACTGCTGGTTTTGCTCTTCGCTGTCTCCTACAACAAAGTCACCACCATCAATAGTTAAATCCATCTGATTATCTAACAATACATCATTCATTACATTACTATTTTAGTGTTTTCTAAATCTGCTATGAGCGTAATTTCTGCGATCTCACCTAAAAGTTGTTTGTTTGAAAATCCAGAAATACCACCACCTACAACTACCCCTAAATGCTTATGCTCTTTAAAGTCTTTTAGCAATTTGTTGTAGGCGTTTTCTAAACGGTTTATTTTTTTCACCAATGGATTAATGAAAGGGATGCCGCCATTATTACCTCCATTAAAAACTATTTTAGCCAAGTCTAAACCCATTGTGCCGGCTTGCATATCCATTGCCAACTTTAGTAAATCGCCAACTTCTAAAGCAACCGTTTCTATTTTTGTAAAACTTACCACAAACAAATCCTCTGGGCTGTTATTAATTTGTGCTATTAAAACTTTACTATCAATAGCTGGGTATAATACAATGCCCATATCACCAACTAACTGCGGAACCACCGCCTTAAGCTTTACACCTTCAAGTAAAAGCGTATCATTATCAAACAGTGTAACATCACATGTCATAGCGATTTTATCAACTGCTTTTACCGTGGCTAACTCTATATGAGCATCAAATCCTGTATTGTTTTTTGAAAGCCTTTTTACCGCTTCTTTTATACTCATGCTGTTAGTTTCCTTTCTAAAGTTACTTTACGTCTAAAGCCAGAAACACCGCTAGTAATAGTAACCGCTTCAATTAAATAAGAACCCTCACGCTCTTGGTATTCTACATCTCGCATGATGGCCACATAGCCCGGCTCGGCGTAAGGGATGCCAAATGTGGTAAAGCTGTTTTTATAACCGTCTTGCTTTAACTTCTCTAATTCCTTAGTAACTATTTTGCGCAAACCATCCTGATCAATATTGATATAATTAAGCGTACGCTCTTCACCATCTGCATCACCACTATAAAATTCAATCTTCTCACCTGTTGGGCTTTTACTTGTGCCTTTTACTTTAATTCTTACATCTTCTTTGCGGGTATATTCTAACTCATTATCAATCACATTTTTATTAAAGTCATAAATAACCTCTATTGGTTCGGCCTTTAATGAGCCTGCAAAGTCAACCACTAAAACACCATCAGCATCAAAATAAGCTTGCAGAGCAAACTTCTTAAGCGCATCTAATACTTGCGCGGTACTTTGCTGCTTTATCACAATATCACCTATCATTAAATCAGCTACACGGCTTTTTCCTTGGTATATAAAAGCAATCAAATCTTTAAGCTTTACCTTTTTAAAAGCTTTGCTTAAACTGTTTTGCTTTAACTTCCACATCTCATCTTCACAGTAAACCACAAAGGGTATTTTTGCGTCTATCCTGGCTATATAACCTGTAAACTCTACAGCTTTATTAGGCAGGTAGCCCAGGCTAACATTAACCGTGGCGCCACGTTTTAAAATAGTGTTTAAATCGCCATTAAGTACCTTAATATTACGCGGCAGTGTTATTTTGCAGGTGTTAGTTAAGGTTTTGCGGCTTTTCTCTATCTCTACATTATTTACAAAATCAAAATCTAGCTGGCTGTTACCTGCAGGATCTGTAAAGGATATGTTAATAGTTGGGTTAAGCATAACTAATACCCAAATCTGGATTTTGTAGAATTATAATAAGAAGTAACTTCATCTGAACTCCAACCTCTTATATAAATAAGTGGTAAAGCTATTTTTCCTGTAAATGGAAGAGATGTTCCGTCTGGTCGGTTACCAAAAGTCACGGGAGCTAATAATGCACCTGTAATATTTACATTTCCTGTAGCTGTAGTTGAGCCGTCAAATACACCATTGAGATAAAACGAATAGATCAATCCTGTTCTAACAATTACTACATTGTACCATGTTGTAGAATTTATAGTTGTGCTTGTATTTCTAAATGGGTATGGGGTTAAAAAAGATGCATCTTTCTGAATAAACATTAATTTATTTGCAAAACCTTCTGATAATACTAATCTAAATTGAGGAGTATCTGACCCACCTTCTGAACTAAAAACACATTGGTTAATTAAGGCTGCATTATTAGCATTAAACCATAGTGATACTGTAAAATTTGAAGTTCCCCAATTAATTGGAATTGTGCTAACAGTTTTCAAAAAAGAATTTGAAGAACTGGCAGACGTAAATACAAAGCTCCCGCCATTAGCTGAATCATAAGTTACAGCAGAGCCTAGAGTTGCTGTTAATCCATTCCCTGATATATCATTAACGGTAGTTCCTGATCCTAAATATGATGCAGGATCGCCAGCATCATATTTCAACTTAATATCTGTTAGGTTAAATAAAATAAATCTATATGGATTAATAATAATCATCTCTTTATACTTTTTACCATTTTGAATATTTAAAAGCGGGTTAATTAAACGCTCTGCCATCCTGCATTTAGATCTGGCTCTGTACCGTCAATTATAGCCGCCATTAAAACGTTATAGTTATCCTGGTTTTTATCCAGCTTAACCTTTAAAGCCCTAGACCTATCTAGTATGGCCTGCTCTTCAATAGTTAAACTTAACCCATTTTGCAAACGATCTAAAGCAGATTGTACTTTAAGCGTAAAACTTAATTGTTCCTCTGTATTGCATAGGGCCGTATCTGCTATTTTTTGGGCTTGTTTAACGTGAAATTGTATTTCGGAAATATCCCGCTTTACTACCTGGTGCGTCGTTTTAAATACATTTAGCCAGGTATATACTGGGTGTGTATCTGTGGTAATAGCATCTATTTTATTTAAAACAAAATATCTGCTATCGTAATCTGGGGCTGGGAAAGGCTCGTATTTTACTAAATATTCAAAATCTGGATCTAGGCCTTCTATAGGCTGCATATCTTCACGCGGGTATAAACCGTGTTTTAGTATTAAACCTGTGCTTTTTTGAATTAAAACTGAATCTTTTGCGCTCATATTATTTAATTGTTATGTCCTTGTTCCTGTTAAAGTTACTTTTAAACCTTTTCCTGTGGTTGATGCACCCACCTGGTCTAAATCAATTATTAATTCATCATCTAAAGCAAAAATAGTAGGCGTAGTGGTTAACACGAATGCAGTACCGCCTACGCTGGTTTTAGATCCAGACGCTATAGATAATTTAGTAGTAAAAATACTGGTGCCGTTCTTTTTAATATTTAGTATTATGCTAGATCCTACAGGGGCCTGGTTAACTGACGCGTAAAGGTTGTTTAAAGTAAAGGCGTAGGGCGTTCTAAATGTAACTTTTGCCGTTCCGCTGTTTAGCACAGTGGTTTCGTCGCTGCAGGCTATACCTAGCTCTATTAACGAGGGGCCAGTAGCACCAGTAGCGCCAGCAGTTCCAGTAGCGCCAGTAGGTCCAACTAAAGAAATACCAGCAGGCCATGCGCCAGCTGCTTTAGGTCCAAATAAAGTATTTGTTGCTGTATTAATATAGAAATCGCCGTTTACACCAGTACCAGCCACAGGGTTAGTGGTGCCGTTTAAAACTGTTTTACCGTCAATTCCATTTGTTCCGTTTGTTCCCGCTGTTCCTTGCGATCCTGTAGCGCCAGCAGATCCAGTGGCACCAGTAGCGCCAGTAGGCCCAACTAAAGAAATACCAGTTGGCCATGTGCCAGCTGCTTTAGGTCCAAATAAAGTATTTGTAGCTGTATTAATATAGAAATCGCCATTTACTCCGGTTCCGGCTGTTGGGTTGGTAGTTCCGTTTAAAACTGTTTTACCGTCAATTCCATTTGTTCCATTTGTTCCGTTTGTTCCAGCTGTTCCTTGTGAACCTGTTGCACCCGCTGCGCCATTTGCTCCGGTTGCACCCGTTGGTCCAACTAAAGAAATACCAGTTGGCCATGTGCCAGCTGCTTTAGGTCCAAATAAAGTATTTGTAGCTGTGTTAATATAGAAATCGCCATTTACTCCGGTTCCGGCTGTTGGGTTGGTACTGCCGTTTAAAACTGTTTTACCGTCAATTCCATTTGTTCCATTAGTACCAGCTGTTCCTTGTGAACCTGTTGCACCCGCTGCACCATTTGCGCCAACAGGTCCAACATCACCTTGTGGTCCAGTAGCTCCTGCAAAACCTTGAGGTCCAGTATTTCCCGTTACTCCTTGCACTCCTTGAGTTCCTTCTGCACCAGTTAATCCATTGTCTCCTTTTGGGCCCTGTATTCCTACTGATCCTGTTGGCCCATTATCTCCTTTTAATCCTTGGTCTCCTTTATCTCCTTTTATACCTTGTACGCCAGCTGATCCTTGTATGCCTTGCACACCTGTTACACCTTGAGGTCCTGTATCACCTTTGGTAATGGCTGTAATTATTGGAGTAACCGCCGCAACTATATAGGTTTTTAATTGCCCGATACTGTATTTTTTAGTTTGCGTGTTACCGCTACCTTCACTTACTGGTATCTCATGCTCATCTTGTAATGATGTGCCTGCAATTAATTGAAATATCTTTTTTAAATCAAACATCATATTAAAATACCGGCTAAACTTTCTCCTTCATTGGTAATTAAAATTTCTAAATCTGCTGGGCTTTCCCCACTTACCACTATTTGATTATTTTGAATTAAGTAATCAGCAAAAACAGGTATTGCATTGGCTGGATGAGTATCTGGGATAATCACAGTTTCACCAGGTTGCAAATCAGCATCAATAGGTAAATTATTTGCCGCAGCTAATTCAATTAAACTAGCTGCGCTACCAAATTGCTGTATGGCTATATCCATTAAATTTTGCCCGTATTGCGCCTTCTTTATCATAGCCCTTGTATAATCCTGTTTTGGTTTTTTGCATCTTGAATTAACAATTCAATAGGCTCATCACTTAAACAACTGATAATATATGGTTGTATATTATTATAGCCTTCAACCTCTGGTAGCTTTAAATCTGTTATTACAATATTGTGGATGTCTAATAAATTTAAAAGAGCAGTGGTTACCTGCATTTCTTTATTTACCACAAACAATTGGTGCAAATCATTTACTAAATCTTCTGGGTAAGCTTCGCTTTCGTGATTGATTAAAATACCACGTATGGTAATCATGTAATCATCAATATTGATATACTCTTTTACCGTTCCGTTTTTGCCTTTAAGTGGCGTTTTAATAATGTTTTTTGCTACGTTAACTTCTAGTAGTGGCCAGTCTGGCAATAGGTAATCTCTAAAACCACCATTAGATAAGGGTATTTTAAAGTTGATTTGCTCATAAATGGGTGTTCCTAAAGTAGAAAGTGCTTTGGCTGTGGGTTTAGCCAGAGTTTGCAGAGTATCGTAACCGCTACTCTGCTCTCTAGCTTTTACAAGTGAGGGAATGGCAAACCTCTTACCTGTTATCTTAAAAACGCTTTGGTAAAGTGCTACAAGGTTGAAACTATTGGTTGCCATTATAATTCAATTAGTTGATCGGGTTTTGCGTTTGCTCTTCTGTTTTCAAAATCCCAGGCAAACTTTAATTCTTGCCATTTTTGCGAGAATTCCTGATCAGTTAGTTTATCCACGTCTATTTTTAGATGATAACTTAATAAAGCACTCACCTTGCGGATTAGACTTACACCAGCTACAGTATTAATAGGCTCACAAACCGTGATAATTTCTAACTCGGCAGCTTTAGCCTGTGCCTTTAATACTTTGCTGTTTCCGCTTTTAGAAAATTTAGCGCAGCAGATAAGCTAACTTGTGCAGGTATAGCCACATCATCATTGTTTTGCTGGCGAGCATCGCCACCTAACCAAGTATTTTGAGCTAAAAACTCCCTACTTTCAAAAACCTGCCCTAAGTGCATCATGTTTACTACGTTGGCTAAAACATGTCTATCTGGTTTTTTATAATAGCCAACGGCTTTATCTTCTTTATCAACCGTTACCGTGATAATGTGTACTTCACCAAACTTTGCTTTCCAAGCGTCTAACTGTGTTTGGGTAACTTCACCAGGTAATAACTTTGGTGCATCACCTGGTTTTAGAATAACTTTTGCCATTTTTTATGTTTTAATAATTTAATTACAAAATAAAGAGGGCTATTACACCCTCTATTATTGCCAGCTCTTCTGTCTGGCTGTTCAGTGTTTTTATCTTACAATCCGTTCCAATTGATTTCTGCAACGTAAAGCGGTAATTCTACTTCAAACTCTTTTACTTCACCAGCCTTACCTGTACGGTTTTGGCCCATAAATTTGCATCCCTTAAGCACATGCGTAACTAAAAGGTTATTCTTATTCGTAAACACAATTGGAATATCAAATTGCTCAATATCCATAATGCTATCACCAGGGGCTAATGATCTGTTTAAAGCTTCAACTTCGCTCATTTCTAAAGTAAGTTTTGCTTCTGCTTGGTAGTTGCCAGTAACATGACCAACATCTTTTTTACCTCTGCCTTTTACTCCCTTAACCTCTTGGCTATCCTTATACTCAATGCCTTTTATGCCTACCAGGTTACGCCCTAATAAGTTAACACGTATATTGGCGTAGCTGTACAATTCGCCGTTTATTGCAATTTCTGACATGATTATGCTCCTTTAAATGGGTTAATAAATCCTATACTTAATGTGATTTGGCGAGCGATTGATACAGGCGTAAATGAAACCTCTACTTCTATTTTGCTGGTTGCGATTATGTTTTGCGCTGGGTCAACATAGCAATCAATACCGCCGCTTATATCTCCGTCTGTTTCCATCCCTGCCAAAGCTCGCTTACCTACGGTTTCCAATGTTTTAACGTCTTCTGGCGCAAGTTGGCCAGTTGCGCTATCAACTTTTACTCTGGCTTTTACTCGTGGTAACAAAGCTTGCCTTGTTAAAAATATAGCCTTTTCAATAGTCCTGTTATTTTCGATGTAGGCATAATCATTATTGATTATTACAGATGCGGTATGGCTATCATTCAAATAAAAACCATCTAAACCCGCTACCGGTACTGGAAAAATATACCCTTTATCATCTAAGGTGTTTAAATCTGCATCAGCGTAGCTATTTATATCAGAACCAGAAGAAAGAGCGGCCGTTACAAATAAGCCTAAACCTGTATCATTTAAATTAAAAGGCGATTGATACTCACCAATATTTTGAGAAACTTCTGCTTTAGAAATTAAACCTAATACATCTCCAATTGCTGCATAACCAGCATACTCTGCTTTTAAAGCTGAAATTCTTGGGTCTTGTGCTACAGTAACACTTACGTTTGGTGCGTTTAGTGTTCTTAAATCTAAAGCCGCTGCCGCAGTACCGTTAAAGCTGCGCCCTTCAATAAGGAATGATGCCATTCTAAATTTAGAAAACTCATCAGCATATATGGCTTGTGCTTTTGATATTGCTGCAATTGCATCACTATCTAAACCAGTGACCAGAGTTGGTGTGTAACCTGTTACAGGGTTACGAGAAACACCCACAAATTTTACAACTCCTTTTAAATCTCTTAATACCTTTTTTGCAAAATCTTTAGTTACATCGCATAAATCAGCCAAGGTGTTAGTTTGTGCATTTACTTGAATGTGAAGTGTGCCATTTGGGTTGCGTTTAAAAAAACGATCAATAGGATGGTAAACCAAAACTTTGTGCGTATTATCATAAGCTTCATTTAAGCCTATTGCAATTGCATCTCTTGTGCTTTTTAATGGGTAAACAGTGCCCAACACCAATTTGCCAGCAACTGCAACACCTGTGGTTACTAATGCACAAACTCCATCAGTATTAGGATTTCTGCGTCCTAATGCGCCATTTCTTTTAATGATTTGTACGTTAGGTACCATCTTTTTATTTACGTTTAATGGTGATAAAATTTACGATAAACGAGATAGCCAAAAGCGTCCCCAGAATAGACATTGCTATGTAATTCATGGTGGGCGTTTTGTAAACTATATTGTCTTTTTCTCTATTTATTTCCCTTGTTTTTGTTAGTTCGGCAATTAAAGATTGAATAGTTTGGTCTTTGCTTTCGCATGATGCTTGTAGGTTTCCATACTGATCAATCCAAACTTTTAACTCGGCTTTGCTTTTTGGGTCGGTATATGTTTGCGGAGCTGGTAATGGTTTCCCATTTTTTTGAGCATCAATAAAAGCTTTAATTAAGCTATCTGCATTGATACCGCTTTGTACTTTTGCGCCCGGCACATCAATATTTACCGTTCTATAATTTACAGAAACACTATCCCTAATGGTGGTGCGCACTGCGGGTTTTATGATTTTACAGCCAGATAATGAAAACAAAGCCAAGCCTATTAATAATGCAATACCAGCAGGTGATGCTATATGATTTTGATTTGGGTTGTAACCACCAGCACTGTTATGGTCTTGATCATCATCGGACGGAAAGCATTGTAAAAGAAAATCTAGAACAGCTCCAAAAACCAATAACCAAAAAGCAACCTTTGGCTGATCACCTAAATAAGCACTTACTGATATACCACCAATAAATGTTTTAAGTGCCAAGCTCACCCGCTTAATGGTTTTACTATTTTCTTTAAAGTAATTGTTGAACATGTTAGTTGATGGTGATATAAATTTTCTCTTTTTTCTCTACCGCTTTAATCTTAGCCATTAGGCTGTTAAAAGCTTTCACACTATTACTTACAAAATCTTTACTGTGGCTTTCACCGGGCAAAATACAACCCTCTGTATGTTCTGCGGTGTTGCCCGAATGAATACGAACGCCCTCATAACCGGGTACATTTAACAGCAATGGCAAATACTTTTTAAAGCGATTGCTAAAGGTTAAAACCAATTCATACTTACCAGTAGGGATTGCAGTTTTACTGAAAACTTTTAGCTTTTGTATGAGCGATACATCATCAGATTTTTTTAGCCCTCGGTCCTTATCTTCTAAAGTATAGCATAAAGGCAGGCCGTCTACAGACAGCTTGCCAATGCTACTCACTTCACTTTTATTGAACCTATTAACTAAAATATCCATGCTTTACTTATTCTGCTTGTTTTCCTGCATCACCAGGACCGCCATTTGTTCCTGTTTCACCTAACCTTTGAGAAAATGCTTCGTCTGCTGCTAAAGCCTGTGCTTCTAAAGCTGCTTGCTTTAACTCTGCAATTCTTTTTTCAGCTGCTGCTTTAACGGTTGCTCTGGTATCATCAGCTAACAGCATTTTTACCGCCTCTTCGCTTTCTGATTTCTCGATAAGCTCAATTAAAACCTTTGCCAATAAAAGCTTAACAATTACTGGATCTTCTGCCGTTTCCTGATCTGCGCCACGTTCAAAAACCGCTATGGTTTTATCATCAAAGGTGCGGGCGTGGTTTACTGCATCATTTTTACTTAAAAATGGTGTCCCGTCAGTGGTTACAAAAACCTTATCTAAGTTTTTATTAAATTCTAATGCCTCTTCGGCTACTTTCTTTAAATCTGCCATTGCTTTTATGGTTTAGGCCTTAGCGGTGAAGCTCTTACTCAAAAGAGCTTCACGTTGCTAGTTTTACCGACCTATATTTTCAATTCTGTTAATTAAGCTGTTAAAGCATTACCGATGATTGCACCGATATATTTACCTCTGATAGGCAGAGCCAAAAATCTTTTTTGGAAACCTATTTTATCACCTCTAGTGTCTGGGTCTTTTAAGTGAGAGAACATATCGTAAGTACCGTCTGCTCTCATTACTTCATACTTGCTGTAGAATAAAGAAGACTTAAGATCAGTACCAGCTGCTACAGCTCCAAAAGCTTTCTTAGCCTTAGTTGTTCCGTCATAAACTGGGTTTACGCTAGTAGTATAAACCTTAAATCCATAGAGCTCTTTAGAACCGTTTTGACCAAAAACCATATTAAACAGTTTATAGTCTTCTTTTTGAATTAAAGATTTATGCAGTGGGCTTAATACTAATATTCTGCCTTCCATTGGTACGTCTAACTCATCAAAAATTCTTT